ACCAAAGATAGTAGTAGTTGCATTAGCAGCCGCAGCCGCTGACTTAACGTCTGTTTGCATTGCCATAATCAATCTCCTTTAAAAAGGGGCCGAAGCCCCATTCGGTTGATTAAGAGTTAGCAAACGGGGTTGCAACAGTGCCAGTACCCATCACTGTGCCGTTGACCATGTACTTCAGAGCAGCAACAGCAACAATCTGTACCCATGAGCCAGCAACACCGCCAGTGGTAGTGCCGTTCAAGTTAATGAAGTCGTTTGCAGCGGCGGCAAAGAAACCAACCAAAGTGGCTCCATCTGCGTCGGTGTCGTTCATAATGATTGTGCCAATGTACTTGTCAGTACCGTCAGTAGCAATCTTTAACGAGCTAGTAGAGATGGTGGTGGGAACCCAGATTGTGTAGACAACGCCTTCGTTGTTCAACGTGTTGGGGTCTTGACCAGGGCCAGAAGTAATGGGGTTTGTTGCTGCGCTAATAGTTGGCAACGTCAGCGTAAGTGCTGCGGCCAATGATCCACCAACGCTAATGATGCGACCACCATGAGCTTCAGGACTCAAAGTGGTACTAGAAGTGATTTCAACAACAGAGGCTGGGCCTTGCTGATAGATGCCGCCCAAAGAACGAATTGGGCCTTGAAATGTACTGCGTGACATAATAATTTCCTTACATGCAAGTGAGGCGTATCTGTCTGCATGTCGTCAGCCGGGACTGTCAGATACACCGGGAACCCCGGAATGAATGCAATATACACCAAAAGAAAAGGGGGCACAAGGCCCCCTTTTACTATCAAGCTCCGGGTGAGCCAAACATTCCCAATGGATCAGAGAATCCAAAAGAATAACGCTCACGAGACTTGTAACGAACGTTGCCGGTGTCGAAGTCGCCGTCCATGCTGTTAGACAGCGGAGTACGGACAAAGTGCTTCATACCGTTGGGTACGTCAGTAGTCAGGAACCAAGCATTGGTGTCTGTCAAGAAGTGGTTAACGCAATATCCATCAGGAATAGAGCCATTGTTCTTGATCGCGTTGATGTCGTTATCAGTGGTGCCGACACGGAGTTCGGTTTCCAACAGACGAGTCGAAACGAATTGCAACTGCGGAGGAACAACCAATTTCTTGGGCTTAGCTGCAATCAACAGGCCGCGCTCATCTGTCCACAAACTGATTTGAATAACTGCGTTTTCCAACGAAGTCTCATTCAAGTCAGAAGCGGTAGATGGGGTGTTGCTGTTAACACCGCCAGAGACCAAGGGGTGGCTAGTACTAAACAATGCGACGCCATCACCGCCCACGAAGGACGCTGAGAAGCCATTGTTCAACACAGCAGCAGCCTTAACTTGCTTGGTGTATGCCATAGCACGAGCCAAGGCTTTGGTGTAACGAGCAGACAAGCTGTCGTACAAATTGTCTTCGATGGCCTCTTCGGTCAGCGAGAAACCCAAAGCAATGGTTTCGTGGTTGTAACGAGCAGTCCAAGCTTCCTGTGCATTGTCATAAGCGATGGCAGAGCCTTCGTTCTTAACAGGTGCAGCAGAGAAACCAGACAGTTTCGTTTCTTCTTCAAAAGAACGCTCAGAAGTCTCAGTCTCATAGATTTCTTTGTGTTCTTGCCCGTACGTTGCATACTCTAAACCGAACAAAGCGTTCAGGCCAGGGAGCAGCTCTTTCAATAGTTGTGCGCGTGAAATAGCCATGGTTTATGCTCCTTATATGCCAGTGGCGTTGTTGTACTGATGCATGGTCGCATTTATCTTAACGATAAACTCAACAAATGCGTCAGCGCCTGTTGCTGTCTCGCGCACCACATCAATAATGCGGATAGGCAGCGTATTGGTAGTAGTCTGAGTGCCTTCATCAATAGCCACTGCTGAATTACCAGTAGTAGTTGAACCAGCGTTTTGAATCAAAGCAATGTTACTACCAATAGCAGCAATGCCCATCGCGGCCACGGTTGTGGTTGCGGAACAAGAGACTACTTGGAACAGCGTGTCAGGATCATCTGCAACAACTGCAAAAATCTGCGTGCCAGACTTGATAGACTGACTTGCTGGATAAAATTGCTGTTGTTGAATTTGACCAGTTGAACCATTGGTAAAACTTACGCCCAGAAAAATACCGCAAGGAGTGGCGGTTGAAGTGCCAGTGTCCTTTTCAATTGTTCCTGATGTAATGCGTTTAACCAAATCGCCGTAGAAAATGCTGGTGGCATAACCACTCGCAATTTCCATCAAACGGGTTGCACCCGCGAATACCTGTCCACCAATTAGGTTTACAGGCTTTAGACCGTAAGGGGCCGAGACTGTAGGATAAGCCATTTTAAAGCTCCAAAAAGATTAAGTGCCTTTGCCAAAGCTAGTCGAAGATTTACCCTCTTTGAAGATGGGCATCCGCGAGTCACTCTGACGCATTAAATTGTTATCCACAGCCCGTGTTTGCGCATCTGTTTGCTTTTGGAAATGTGCATTTCTTTGAGCAACAAATTCTGTTGGGGTCTTGCAAAGTAACAATCCGCCGATTTCAACATTGTCTTTGTATCGACTATTTGGATCGACTAGCAGTTTGAATTTGGGTTGCTCTTCAATACGAACAGGTTCCCAACCTTCACGGATTTTGGCCGAAAAGTTACGCGGGTCTGCTTGATTCAAGTTTGCAACACGAATCCATCGGTAATTGAAGCCAGCCTCTTTGTCAGGCTCAGGGAGTAATTCAGCTTGCATCCACTGCTGAGGGCGCTCGTAGAATTCTCGGGTATCAATTTCACGGGGTGTTCGGGTATTAGCCATTTTGGTTCTCCAGTTTTCTCATTTCAATTGCGTATTGTTCAGGTGTTATGTTCAACTTTTTTGCTAAGTTGATCTGGCTGGTCTTCAACCTCACTTTGTTTGAAGCTGTTGATCTCATCGCCGGTGCAACCACACTAGGTGATTTTCTTGCCTGAACCTCCGTCCTTGATTGTTCAACTGACTCCCCAAAAACTTCAGGGAAACGTTTCCGCATTGTTTTGTCCAATGCCGAATAGTACTCCGCAGAACCAACCTCTACTCCATTGTCTCTAAGTTCTTCGTGAAGACCAAGAGCAAATGCACTCATTCCTTTATTTGTGCCAAACCAAGGGTTGCGCTTTTGCCACGCTTTTGCCGTTGGATCTGGCTCAGGAACATCTTGCACTTGAGCGGGTTGATACTGCTCAGGAGCAGTTTGTACCTCATTTTGTTGCTCTTGTAAAGCAGGCATCTTGAAGCTTTTGGCCTGCATAAGGCGCATATTGGCCTCTTGCATGGCTTGTTGGGCATCCATTTGCTTGTCCACATCGCCTGATTCATAGGCTTCGCGGTAGGATTTTTTAGCCATTTCAAGCTGTAAAGATGCCGTATTTTGGATGGATTGGACGTATTCTTTCTCGCCGGCCTGCAAAACACCGCGGATTTTCTTGTTTTCATCCATTAAACGCCGGGCTAGAGTTACAGCTTCATGTTGTTCCCGTAGGGCAGACTCCTTTTCCCTGCGTTCATCGTGGTAAACCTTCCGCATTTGCAGAATTTTTGCCTTGACATCATCGTCATAAGACTCTAATTCGTCTTTTTCCAGCTTTTCAACGATCTCCTTGGGCATCGGCTTGCGATTTCTGTCCTCTGGAGGGGTATCGTCTTCAATTTCTATCTCAATATCAGTCGATTCTTCCTCATTCTTAGGCTGATTTTGATCAACCTCGTCAGGGAATTTGTATTCGGTTTTGTCCATTTTGTGGGACTCCTATTAGTTAGCGCGTTTGATGCCGCGGGGATCTTCAACTACAGCTTCTACAGAATCATCGTTGATCATGCGGAATTCTCTACCGTGAATAAGCAATCTGGTGCCCGCGTGTGGACGGACAATCACAAAATCACCTTGTTTGCACCATGCACCGCTTGGAAAACGAGTTGCATCCTTATAGCAATCGGGTCCAACCTCTACTACAAATAGAACTGTTGCCAGTTTTTCTTCATAGTTGACTGTTTCCCCTGCTTT